CCTGATTCTAGTGTATAGATGTAGTTCCGCGGTCTATCTTAGGGGACGTTGATGGCTGGTCGCAAGTATTCAAACAAATACAGCCGCGTACCGATAGGGCTACAGCCTGCTTCCAGAATGGACGGTGGTGAATTTGTTCGCGCAGCGGAGAAAGCTGGGATGCCTACTAATACCGAGGGTCTCAACCGGATCGTGCGGCTGGTAAATTCCGGCATGACCATACCCGAAGCAATACTGGAGTTGAGGCGATAATGGCTGGTCTCAATTTCCTGCGTGTCGTGGATAATGCTACACTTGTCGAGCAGGAGAGCACTGCTCGCCAAGAGATGGAGGAGCGTCAGGCTGATCCACTCCTTCTTGGTATGGCGTCGTTCCTGCGCGGTGCTTTTGACGCCGCCAAACGTGCCAAGGACCCCATCGAGCGTTCCATGCTCAAGAGCCTCCGCCAACGCAACGGCGAGTATGAGGCTGATAAGCTAGCCAGCATCACATCGCAGGGCGGCTCACAGATTTATATGATGATTACTGAGGTGAAGTGCCGGGCCGCCGAGAGCTGGCTCCGCGACATCCTCATGGATACGGGTACTCCCCCGTGGGATATTCAGCCTACTCCACAGCCTGATCTTCCCGAGGCGAGTGATGAGCGGATTATCCAGATTCTGGGTGAGAAGGTTACTAAAATTATCGAGGCCGCAGGAAAAGCCCCTACTCTCACGGAGATGGACCAGCTTAAAGAAGTTGCCGCACAGGAGTTACGGTTCAAGGTTTTGCAGGATGCGCAGAAACGTGCGGAAGGTATGAAGCAGCGGATTGCAGATCAGTTCGCGCAGGGCGGGTTTGCTGAGGGGTTTAATGAGTTCCTCACCGACCTGGTTACATTCCCGGCGGCAATCCTTAAAGGCCCATCCGTGCGCAGGCAGCGTAAGTTATCGTGGGATACAGACGCTGAAGGCAACACCATCGCCGTAGCGGATGAGGAGCTTGCTCCTGAGTACGAACGGGTTGATCCATTTAGGTTCTACCCCGAGCCGGGCATATCCAAGATCAAAGATGGTTATTGTTTCGAGCATCATCCCCTCACTCGTACATCCATCGCTGATCTCATTGGTGTGCCCGGTTATGATGAAGAAGCCATCCGTGAAATTCTGCGGATTGGTAACGGGCAAAGCTGGATCAACACCGCTGTCGGTCTGGAGAAGGATGAGTTGGAGCGTAAGCACAGCACAGAGCTGCGGCCAACCGAAGTCTTTGACGCTCTTGAGTTCTGGGGCAAAGTAAGCGGTAAGATGTTATTGGACTGGGGGCTGTCGGAAGAAGAGATTAGTGATCCAGCCAAAGAGTATGATGCTAACGTATGGTTAGTGGGTAACTATGTGATTAAGGCTACCCTCAACTATGATCCTCTCGGGGAAAAACCATATGCAGCCACATCATTTATTAGGAACCCCGGTGCTTTTTGGGGTAAAGGCATCCCGGAAATTATTGGAGATATTCAGAACGTGTGTAACGCATCTGCACGTTCGTTGGTTAATAATATGGGTATCGCTTCTGGTCCTCAGGTTGAGGTTAACCTGGAGCGTATCCCGGCTAATGAGGACATTACGCAGATGCATCCGTGGCGTATCTGGCAGGTTCTTAATGATCCTCTGGGTGGGTCTGCTCCTGCTGTTCGTTTTAATCAGCCAAATGATAATTCTTCCGCATTGATGGCGGTCTACGCCCAGTTTAGTAAGCTTGCTGATGATCACAGCGGCGTACCCAGCTACATCTATGGCGATCTGAACGTGCAAGGTGCTGGGCGCACAGCGTCTGGACTCAGCATGTTGATGGGTTCCGCAGGTAAGTCTATCCGCCAGGTTGTTATGCATATTGACGCAGATGTTCTGAAACTTGTTGTGCACCGTCAGTTTGTGTATAACATGCGGTATGACCCAGACGAGTCTATCAAGGGTGATGCCCAGATTATCCCCCGTGGAGCTATTAACTTGGCTGTCAAGGACACCGTTAATACTCGCCGCGTTGAGTTCTTGCAGGCAACTGCTAACGAGTTCGATATGGAGATCATGGGTATCGACGGACGCGCTACTGTTCTCCGTGAAGTGGCCAAGGGGCTACAGATGCCCGAGGAAGAAGTGGTTCCAACACGAGAGAGACGAGCACTTAGTAAACTTTCCGATCAGCGCGAAGCCGCTGCGGCAACTAACATTCAGCCTCCAGACGGTGGGCGTACCGGACCACAGCCTCAAGTTATTGACGAGGCCGGAAACCCGGCTGGAGGCCAGAACGATGTTTCTAACCAATTCACGGGGCAAGCATGATACAGCCTGACTCCGATGTATTGAAAGCTTTCGCCCATGTGGCCCAGAACGTGCCACGCGTGGGGGTGTATCTTACTGAGTGGCGTGACCACGAAGTGAGTCGCCTACCCGTTACGGCGACAGGGAATCAGGCAGTTGCTTCGGGGCGCTGTCAGATTTTACAGGAGATGTGTAAACTCCTTAAAGATGCCCCGAACGTTGGAGCACCAAAGTAATGGATAGCTCTTTTATAAATAACGCATACCGATAGGAGCGTAATATGGCAGTACCAGAGCAGGTTCGTAAGCAGTCTGAGGCAGTTCAGGCGTTGTATGATGATATCAATACCCCCGCTGGAACCCCGTCGCCGCAAGGTGAAGGAGCCAGTGCAGAGGTTGTCGAGATCACTCCAGCAGCCGCGCCCGTGGCCAACAGTGTCTCCGAGCGTGCGCCCACACCACCACCTACTGAGCAGGGTGGTGAACCCAAAGAAGAAACCTTCGAGCAGAAGTACCGGACGCTACAAGGTATGTACAACGCCGACGTTCCCCGCCTCAACGCGGTGAATCAGGAGTTGGCAGGCCGTGTGCAGAATTTGGAGGGCTTGCTCTCCACTATGCAGAATGCGCCCGAAGCCCAACCGACTGCCGTACCTCAGCAGGTTAGCGTTCTCACGGACGGTGAGCGTGAGGAGTATGGTGAGTCAATCGACATTATGCGTAAGGTTAGTCAAGAAGTTGCTGGGCACTACCAGCAGCAGATCGCTGATCTCACGGCCACAGTCGGCAAACTGCAGGGGCAGCTTATCCCCCGTGTTGAGCAGATTGGGGCGGCGCAAGTCCAAAGTGCCGAGCAGGCTTTCTGGTCGAACCTAACTACTATCGCACCAGGGTGGCGGGAGATCAACGACGATCCGGATTTCCAATCTTGGTTGTTGGAGACTGATCCTCTCTCCGGCCTGACGCGGCAGACATATCTGGATGACGCCCAGCGTAATAACGATCACGTTCGGGTGGCAGGTTTCTTTACATCTTGGCAGTCGGCTACTGGTGCCGCATTAGCTCAATCCCAAGCTCCTGCATCACAATCCGAACTCGAAAAGCAAATCCAGCCGGGTAAGAGCCGCAGTGGCGGCGCTGTATCTGCTGGGAAACTCAGGACGTACACTCCACAGGACATTACCAAGTTCTTTGAGAAGGTGCGCACTGGTGGCTTCGCGGGTAAAGAGGACGAGCGGAACGCTATCGAACGCGACATTTTCGCAGCGCAAAGCGATGGTCGTATTGTCCATGCGTAGTTTATAAAGGAGCCATATCATGGCATTCGCTACATCCCCCGGCCATCCGGCCTATACTGGGAATTTCATTCCGGAAATCTGGAGTGGGAAGCTCATCGAAAACTTTTACGACGCCACCGTGCTGGCTGCTATTGCCAACACTGATTACGAAGGTGAGATCAAATCTCATGGTGATACGGTCAATATCCGTACGACCCCTGAGCTGACCATTCGTGACTATGTTAAGGGCCAGACTCTCTCCATCGAAAACCCCGATAAGCCGAAGTTGCAGCTTCTCATCGACAAGGGTAAATACTTTGCCGCCGTCGAAGATGATGTCGATCAGGTACAGTCGGATATCGCCATGATGGATTCATGGTCTAAGGACGCTTCCGAGCGTATGAAGATCGTTGTTGACACCGACGTTC